ATAGTATTGTATTGTCTTCTTAAACTCCTCTATGCGTTGTTTTTTTGCTTCGATAATCATTTTTCGATTCTCAGCATCTTCTAGCTTTTTCTTTTGATAACCCTTGAGTGGTATAAGGTTTATTAAGTAAGTTTCAATGTCTTTTTGGAACTTTTGAACCTTCTCTTCAATGTAGGTCTTTGCCTTTTTATACAAACGCGATGCCCACACAATTGCCTTTTTTATAAGTGGATCAACTTTTTTTATAAGTTCATTCAACAAGTCCTGCATAGACACCTTTACCTTAACAGCATACCTACCTAGTTTGCTGTACTTAATCTTTTCTCCCACATTTGATGCCTTATCAGCTATACCAGCTACACCACTCTTTGCCCAAGCTACTTTTTTTCCAATTGGACCTTTAGATTCTGAAATCTCTTGTAATAGTGAGAGTAGATCTTTAGTCTCGGCGACCAGATCTTGGATTGTTGCCATGAAAGTTTTGTAGTAATCTACCCGCCTCTCAAAAAGACGCTTAAAGCTATCTATATCTGTCTTAGCTTCTGCCAACAATCCTACTACTGGTGTTGCAAAGTCTCCTAAACCTAGCTGATTCATGTATGTGTATACTTGTTCTGGTGTCGCTACATCGGATTGTTGATTGTTAATTGAGTTTCTACGTAACTCTCTCGTTCTCTCCAAATCGGCAACACTATTAATTTGCCTATCATATCCTTGCACAAAAGAGTTGGGATTTTGTGTTCGCAGTGTAGGCTGTTGTGTTGGGTTAGTTGGTGTGATGCTAGCTAACGATCCGCTATTAGCTAATTGTTCTAACTTCATGTTAGCCAATCCTGTTTTCAAATCCTTACCCATCTCAGCGTAGTTGGCTAGCAATTCTCCAGACACAGCTTTTTCTTTGAGAAGAATTAACTCACTCTTAATATTTTCAAATTCCAAAACAACACTTTGTTGCAATTGTTTTGCTTTATTGAATAAGGAGTTAGCTTTTCGAATTGCTTTTAAGGTCATTTGAACCTCCTCCTTACGTATCTTCATCTGCTCTTCGTGCTGCTTTCTAAAATCCTTTACGCGCTGCTGAGCTTTACTGTACAATCGCAGCTTTGCTCCAGCCTTCTTTTTTTGAACATACTCTGTTACTCGGTCTTCGAGTTTCTTTTTCAAAGCATCAATACGGGGTTCGATGTAGTTTTTAATTTCCTTTTTCTTAATATCGATCTGGATTTCTAGCTTTTTTATTTGTGGCTTAATTAGCCGCTCAACTGCATCTAACTTTGTTATAGCTCGGTACAACCTATCCGCTTTTGGATTTTTACGAGCAACTCTCTCAATGTAGTTTATGAATCTAGGTGGTTCAATTATTATTACTGACAGCTGCTCTATGGATGTGGCAGCTTCACTAATCCTATTTGCAGCGTAAAATTTTAGAGCGTTAATCTTATCTTGTTGGAAAGATTCTGCTCTTCTTATTTGATCTGTTAACGCATCTCCGGTAAAGGATCCTACCGGGCGTTCTGGTATGTCTGTTTCTGGAACTGGTATTGCTTCAGATCGAACACTCAGCTTACCATCTGCACTATATGATCGAATTATATACTTTTGATTTCCCTCACCATCCGTCTCTATGTATGTTTCTACAGATGCTGCTTTATCTATTATTGATTGTAGTATAGATGCAATGCGAGTATCTCCTTGCAGTATTTCTGAAGGGGTTATTGATCGTACACCTGTAGTAAGATTAGCTGTAGTGTTGGTTGGTAATTTTGTTGATTGGGGAGCTTGGTCGAATGCTGAATAGTTTTGCTTTGCTGCTCTTGCTCGCTCTAAATCAGCTGGGCTGTTTATTTCTGGAGATACAACCCCTGCGCTACTTTTTATTGAATCAACTGTTCCTCTAATTGCGTTAATCTTATCTGGTATTGTTGTAAAGTCTTGAAAGGAGGTTAACTTAAAGTTGGTAACCTGATCTACTAAACTCAACTCTTGAGAAAATATTTCCTTAAATCTAGACTCATCAATGCCCTGCTCTTTAAGCTCTTCTTTAAGGTTGGAAAACAAATTACCAATTTCCTTAATCTTATCCTTTTCCTCTTGAATGACCTCTTTTGCGCCCTCAACTACCTCTAGAATGTATATTGGAATATTTGCAACTTCTTTTGTGAGCTCTTTTGTTTGCTTGATTAGATCTGTGATCTCTTGTTTTTTTGCTTTTAGCTTATTGGTTGTTTGGATTACCGAATCCTTTAAGCCTTTTATTGATCCTTTATCTAGAGAAAGCTCTTTTGCTAAAAAGTAAGCCTTTACGGTTTCATAAAAGATTTTTCTTTTGGCTTCATTTGGAACAACTCCTTTAGCGCCAATTACAAATGGAGGTGGTGCTGTTGGATTAAGACCTGGAGCTGGTAATGTTATAGGAACACCCTGTGGTAGTCCCTTTTGCACTGTATTCATGTAGTACTTTGTAACTGCGTTTGCAAAGTCTTCCGCCCCTCCTAAGTTTCCTTCAGTAAGGTCTTTAGTAAGGGGTTCTATAAAATCTCGTTGAAAATCGTATGCCATGTTTATGATGCGGACCCTGCGAATCCTCCTTTAGATTGCCAATCCACATTACCATATGGACCCCATTGTGAGTTTGACTTTGCTACAATTGTGTATGGTCCAGTTGTACTACTTTTTCCGCTTTTGGTTGGTTTGTTTGGTGGATAGTATTCCCAGTGCCACGCTTCAGATGCTACCGCTCTTAGAAATCCAAATCTATGAGCATTCTCAGCCAACCATTGCATAATCTTCCCTCCCTGCGTAAAGGGTGCTGCAGGATAGCTAGAATAACCCCCTGTGTTTAAGTCTAATGCTCTTCCATTTCCGTGTTGTGACTTACCTGGAGGAGCTACTGCGGCGTTGTATGCACTTGATGCTGCATTAAGCCAGTGGTTTTCTCCCTTACCTGGAGCTCTACTCTTTCGGATAGAATATTGAGATGTTAGTCCTACCTTTTTTCCGCTCTTTGTTGTTGCTGTAGCAATATCTCCAAAGGCTGGACGGAATGCTGATCCTATTGCCAGCGTAACACCATCTTTAGCTGCTGCTGCCTTCATTGCTACATAGGCCACTGCAACATCATATCTTACAACCTTATCACTCTCTCCCGGAATAACTACACATGGTATTACCTGCTTGTCGTTGTCCTGTAGTTCAGTTACTACTTCATCTAGGTTTCCTGGATCCAAAAACTCCGCTCCTCCATTTAGGTTGTGTGTTAATACTTTGTCTACCGTTTGAGTTACAATGTCTGGTGATAGCTGTTGTTGTAGGAAGATTGATACAACCTTAATCACACTCTCCTCGGCTTTTACTTTGGCTTTCAGCTTCTCAACGCCAATGTAGTAAACTGCTGACGTTTGAGGGTTACCATATGGTAAGAAGCCATAAAGAACACTGTTGTTATATATCCAGTTTAGTACGTCTGGTTTAATATTTTCTGCAGGACCTAATATAAATAAATTTGCAGTCTGTCTTGGATCTAATCCTGGTTTATTTGGATATTGTACAATTGGAAAGTTTTCTTGTGAGCTCTGAAATGATGATTTTAGTGGTGGCTCAAACTCATCCGCTCCCAATCCTTTAATGTAAGTCTCAAGCTTTTCATAAGACCCTTCTGGAAATGCAGGAGCAGTTGGTACTGGTGCTGCAGACCCTGTCGCAGCTGAACCCGAAGCTGCTGAACCCGTTGTTGGAGTTGCAGATCCGGATGGTGCTGTTGCTGGTGGTTTTACTCCTAGTATATCCTCAATCTTTGCTTTAGGATCTAGTAGGTTTGCATAACCTTCCTTTTCTTTATTCTTAGCAATTTTTCTTAGCTCGTCAACTACTTCAAACTTGGATAAGTAGCTTTGTTCTACCTTTAACTCAACTCCCTTATCCCTTTTCAAAGCCTCAATCATACGAGAAAATAGCGTGAAGCCCTCTATCAATACGACTGCCGATCCGCCTGGTACTTGTCCTAATTTGTCTTTTAAGTTTGCCATAAGTTCTGTTTACTTAAACGCCTGGTATTATATATAGATCGTCAACACTTTCGTAGAAACCTGGCACGTCTTTTAGTGGTGATGAGATTGCTGCCGTTGGTGCTGGATTATTTGCTACACTACTGTTTAATGTACTATCACCAATTGCAACGATTGTACCTATGAGTTTTGTAGGATATGGTGTAACCTTTTCTGGTGGTTTTGGCGGTGGAGGTGGCTCCTCGTGACTCACACCATCAATATAGGCATATGTACTTAGCATCTCAGGTAAGCGTGATGCTAAACTAGCCAACTCCCATTGCGTATCTTCTAGAAAATAAGCCTTTCCTATGGGTGTGATAATATTTGCATTCTTCAATACCACCAACAAGTCTTCAAGCAGGTTTGCTAGCTTTATTCCTAAAACCAAAGGCTCATATGCTTGATTTGGTGTCTTATCTCCCTTCTCCTTTGGTGGTGGAATATCATCTGGTTTCCACTCCCCTCCTTTATTTGGCACTCCTAAGAATAAACCTTTTTCGCCAAAGATGGTAACGGTGTTTTCACTATCAACGTTAACTGGTCCTGGAGATGCTATTGCTACGTTCTTACCAAATAACATTAAGAAGTCCTTATCGGCATTAAACACCAATCGACCACTATTAAGTATGACTTGACCCTTTCCTTCTGTATAATCGTTAACCCATGGTGATGCATCGTCTCCACTCCTAGCTAGATGCAGTAGTACTGGTATGTCGTTAGCTTTTGGAGAAATGTTTTGCTTGTATGTAAGGTCTTCCATAGGGAAGTCAATAGTAGGTAACTGTTGTACCTCTATCTCAATACTCTTACCTACTAAATCTTGTGCACTAAATCCACCAGCACCACCGGCATCTCCTCCAAAACCTTCTCCTCCGCCGCCACTAGACGATCCTTTGAGTGCCTTTTCAAAGCCTCCTTCTGACTTAACACGCTCTAATACTTCACTATACGATAACTGTGGCATACTATCCTCCGGTAGGGTAATTTATAGTCATTGACTCATATATCTTAGCTTTTTGAGTTAGAAACTCAGTCTCCTTCTCATTAAACTCAAACATACCTTTGACGTTTTTGTTAAATACTTCATTCAAAATAATACACATTTTCAAATCGGATGTTGGCCAGTTTATTAAGCGATTAAACCATCCCTTACGAAATGTGTTATTCTTACTTCCAGGACGACTAATCCTATCATAGAAATCGACTTGAGATGCAAAGCAGTCAACAGCAAATGCTGGCGTCTTGGATGGTCCTAGTGTTTGCGATATCCACTTTACCCATCCCTTAGCACCCATCGCAACTCGTCCATACTTTTTCTTAGCAACACCATCGTATGATGCCTTACCGGTACCAAATACCGATCCTGCTCCACCACCCCAGCACATTTCAAATTGTATGTAACCAAGCCAAGCATCCTCGGCCATTACGGCAATAGGGTATCCGGTTTCAGCCTTAGATAGGCCATTCCAAATAAATAGAGATGCTACTTTATGACTAGTGTTAAACGTATATAGCGCACCCTTGACGTGCTCGCCTCGCCTATCGCCACCTCGTACATTTGGATACTTTTTAGCAAGTGCTTCAGCTTTTACTGCAATTGCATTTAGGCCTGCCTTTTTTGGTATTTCAATAAATAACCTATTGTAGTTACCTTGAAACGTAGATGAGATTACACCCCGCATTGTTGGTCCTCCGGAGTCGTTAGGGTGATCTCCCCATCCTCCTTCAAACTTTTGAACTTGCGGGATTACAAAGCTTTGACACATTTTCATTAAAGTAGTCACACGGATGCGTGGTTCGATTCCGGCAGAGGTTAAAGCACTTGATACTAGGGTTTGTACTAGCTTTTCGTAGTTCTTATCAACCATATCTGCTACCTCTTTGCATTCTGCTGCAAAGCCAGCTTGTACTATTGGTGGTGGTCCTGACATATCTTATTCTTCTGTTATTTCTGCATCCAGGAAGGCGTCTTCTGCTGGGAATGCTTCATCTGCTGTTGGGTTACTTTCTACGTTTCCTTCTGCATCCGGTGCAAATGGTGCATTTGCCTCATCAGCTGCGTTTTGTGTTGGTTCTCCTTTTGGCGGATCGTTAATCTGATCGTGGACATCTTTATCCATCTCAACAACCTTAGAATACAACTGCTCATATAGCTTGCTGTCCGTTTCTACTTTGTCTAGCTTGGTATCTGGTCCAATATCGTACGTAGCCTTCCACGATTTCATTTGCAAGGTACATGATAGTAGTACCGGTACGTTTTGACTAGAACACAAATATAGGCTTGACTGATCAACAGTTGGATCCTCCATTACATAGGCTTCCTCTGAATCTGGGTTATCAACTGTATCCTTGTTGACTCGCATTACTATAATTGGATCACCTGCTATTCCAACCTTATTCCAGTCTGCTGCTGGTGTTTCATCTTCTCCCTTATCCTGCTTATCGTATTCTTTTTTTGAAGTCGATCCTAGTCGAATACTATTACCAAACCTTCCCTGCATTATAAAGTCACCTTCTAACGGTCGGAGCTGTGGATATATTTTTGGAGTGTCTCCTTCCAAAAACTTATCATCGTCAATTAGTTTTTTCTCAAAACGCTTTTTAGCAACTCCCATTGCCACCCTTCTGTTCTTCTCAATCATATCCTGATTAGACATCAAGAAAGGTATTGAGTTATAGGATACGTTATGTGTTGTGTTTACGTTAAACGTATAGAAAGCTATTCGCTGTAGTGCGTCTGCAAATGGTAACTTAACATCTCCAAAAGCTTCGAACACAATAACTTGCTCTCCTGGCAATGGATACCTTAATAGGGATCTATCCATTGGCCATGCAACAGTGCTGAGCTCTTGTTCTACGCTTGGTCTAAAGATAGTTATGTTACCAACATCTCGATACCGGATCTTTCCAATATCCATTGGATTTTCATACAAGGATGAGTCCGGAGACATACATACCTCTAGTACATGCGCCGGTACAATGCGTGACTTTTCTTTGCCAGGTTCAACTGGCATCGATGCATTTGGTCCTTGTATAAAATCAAAAAAACCCATTACTTAGTTTTATCCATTAGTTCCTGCGCTTCAGATAGCAGTTGCGTCCTTTCAGCCTCTGTTAATCCCAACTCGCCTTCTGCAGTTGTCTTACTTCCTGTAACCAGTAGTCGTTGAATTATTGCAGTCAGCCTAACTAGGTTGTCATCATTCTTTACAGATACCTCGAGGTATTCCTTCACAAGAGGCACCATTACAGAAGCATCTGTCATACTCTTGATCATTGGCTTTAACTGATCAATAAGTCCGTTAATTTGTGTTTCCTTCTTCTTCGTATTAGTATATACGTCCCGAAGCAGATCACTAAAAGACTTATCGTCAAACAATAAACTATCCTTATCCATAAACTGTGTTTCTTATAAATAGACTCAAATACGAATATTTGAAGTATCCTTAATCTCATTAAGGTATTCAGTTAACTTTTTAATCTGCACTCCTGCAATCCATGAATCACGATTCTCATAAAAACCTAAATCGACCAGTTGTTGCTGATCGATTTTCTTAGGATTAAACTCAAAGGCATCATAGTTAGCTCCTCCTCCTATCTCCTCCCACATTTTTATTTGATGCTCCAGTTGTGCTACAAGTTGCTCTTTGTTTATTGCAATTAACATTAATACTCTTTGTCTTTTGGTAAATAACCTAGGTGCAAATAATCGTTATACATTAGCCTATATTTATCCTTCATAAACTTAACCATCTTTGTTATCTGCTGAGTATTTGCATTGGACATTTCACGCACATAGATGTATAAAGCCTTCTTATTGAATAGTTCGATAGACTCGCGTGTCTTGAATAAATGCAATACTGCATAAGCTAAAACTCGATCACTCTGCTTTGTGAATATGTCATCGATTCGTGTATCTAAATAATCAACGTACTTGTTAACAAACGCGCTCAGTAATGCCTCTCTCTCTTCGATGTCAGCAGCAGTTGTATCCATTACTAGATCTACTCCCACGTCAAGTCGGTCATGACTAGTTAGCTTTTTGTAGTTGTTTTTGTTTTTTAGAATGCAATAGTTTTTGGCTACAATACTAAAGTAGCTGAAAGCTTTCCCATTGCTTTGTTGAAATCTTGGAAGCTTCTCAACTAGAAAGCTTACCACTTCATGCTGCATTTGTTGCATGGATTGATCGGCAGTGTAGTAAAACTTAAACGTGTGAATAATGTTCTCTACTAGCTTCTCAAAGGCGGGTCTAATTTGATATTGATAAATCTTACTTCGCTCAAGTGAGTCCATAGTTTGATTATACTCTACGATCGCTAAATCAACTTCCGGACCGAAGTACATTCTTTTAGTCTTTGGCTTTCTTGTCTTCTTCGGTTTCTGTTGTGTTGACATACTTTGTAATAAATTCATATAAATCTTCAATTGATTCGTCTAGCTCTCTAAAAATAAAACCCACCTCATCGTCTGCTTGAAACGCTCCTAAGCGATCCACTTCCTTCATACGATCTCTTGTATCGTTGAATTTGAAAAATAGTGCAGAGATAAATCTAACATAAGCTTCACAGTAATCTGCAGCTCGTTGTGCTTTCTTGTAGTTAGCATAGACTAGGTAGCCTAATATGGCTACCATTATGGTTAGTATAATAACTGCATATATCATTCTCCAAATAGATTGCCAAAGGCCTTCATCAACTCATCTTTCTGATCTTGTGACATATCTGTTGGAATTGATGCTGCTCGCTTTGTTGGTTTAATAATAGTTGTTCTTGGTGCTGACTCTACTGGAGCAACTGTTAGAGTCTTTTCAATGCGAGATGCTAACATATCCGCATGATGCAGTAGGTATGGTAAGTTTGTACGTAAAGCGCTATCCGGATTATAGTTTATAAAGTAAGCCTTGTTAGCCTCCTCATACATTCCGTCATGCAACTTAATACCAAACCATTCATTATCGGTTACTGAAATACCTCTATCCGCCAAAAGCTTTAAGCTTCTATCTGGAACAGTCATAAAGGCATTTGCAGGATTATTGGTGTAAATCTTTCCTTGATTCTTTCTGTGCCAATCTGAAGGGTTAGGAATGTATTGCTCTGCCTCCTCTGTACCCATCTTTCCTAAGTCGTGATTGATAGCTGCAAATACTAGCTCTTCTTCTGTAAAGTCGATCTCTGCACCTAAGCTTGTCCAAACGCGTTTTAATTCTAAAGCACAATTAACTACTCGAATGACGTGATCTACATATCCTCCTGGAAAGCAGTTGTGGTAGTTAATGTTGCCACTAGCCGGCATAAGCATTAGCCGCTCTTGATGGTCTCGATACATCTTAACGAGTGTATCTTTTCTAGATGTCGTGATATGCGTTTCGATTAGTCCAATTAACGCTTCGAAGTTATCCGACAATTGTTCTGCTGATAAGTTCATATTAAATCTGTTTTTGTAACTTCTTAATTTGAGTTTCAAGCTTCTTACGATAAGTAACTCGAGCCTCTTTCTGTAACTCTTTTTTTAACTTTCCTAGTTTAGCTAATGCTTCTTGCTTCTGCTGAGCTTTCTGAGCTTTACTCTGCTTAACCTTAGGTTCTTTTTGTTGAATTGGAGTTGGCGGTAATGTACCTTTCAAGTCTGGTTGTTCTTCACCTTTGCGGTATACTGTACCATTCTCATGCACAAACTCCTTCATAAATCTCCATCCCTTTGGATATCCTATGGTCTTTTTCTTTGGACCATCCATAGGGGACCAATACTGCTCTATCACACATTGCCAACAAGTGTATCCAGTAGTATCTACTGAAGCTTGTTTTTCTACACCACAAAATTTACACTCTATAGTGTGCGTCTCTTGTGATCTTTTGATTGTCTTTGCTTTAGTACTCATATATCGTAACTATAGCCAAAAAAAATCAAAACTGCAAACTAGTTAGGAGAGCTGGCTGGAAACGGGATTCTTGTGTCGATCATTGTAGTAAACCATACTTTACCGTTCACAGTATGCTTTGTTGTGTGTAGGGGAATGTCGCCGTTAACGTAGTAAGAGTACTTAATAGCTTCTGTAATCAGTCTCTTTGATCGGCTGTATATGAATAGAATAGGTTCATCGTGAATATAGAAGATCGTATCCTTACTATCATATTCCGGATCATCTTTATCCTGCAATTCTTCCATCAATCCGAAGTCCTCCAAATAACAATCATAGATATATCTTCTATCAGCCTTGCTTGCATATATTGTTGGAGGATCAAAAAGAGAAACTACGTCACCACGTTGTAATAACCTCTGTGCGCGACGTAGTTCCTCCGATGCTTGTCCGAGAAACTTAGAATTAACTAGTTGCTCGAAACATCTCATTTATTGTCGTTATTATTGTTTTTGCGACGAGGACCTCTTCTACGCGGCTTCTTATCTTCGCTAGCACTTACTGCTTTCTCAGTACCATTAACGGATGGCTTAGCACTCGCCGAAAGTTGCGTAGCTAAAAAGTCAATACGTAATTGGTGTCCTTTGTTTTGCGCTTCGAGTTTGGATATTGCTTTTGTAAGCTTCTCCGCATAGTCTCGTGTAGTTTTGAATTTAGCAACTAAATCCTTCCTTTCTCCTTCACTTCTGTAATACAGAAAGGCGAATACTGCAGTTGAAATAAAACTGACACTTAGTAAAATTGGTGCAACCATAAAAAATAAATTAAGTTTATATTTTAATAATATCAGGAAAATAATCCAGAAAGTCAACAGTTTGATATTATTTTTTTTCAGCAATCTTATATATAAATATCTCAGCAAAAAGGAATGGCCAAGTTTCCTCAGCCATCCTTAACACACAAGTTGACGTCAGTTAGACATCGAGAGATAAAGCACTATAGTAAATTAATTTCAGAAATCAAAGCGCTTGGAGCAACTCTAAATCTATAAGTTCATTGAATGCGTAGAAATCCAAAGTAGCCATTACCTGAGTAGGGCTGGATGGAGTATTGGAATAATAGATAGGAGTCGTATCCTCATCTTCGTTATAATCTTCAATGTACTTTTCAATCACATATAGATCATCAACTTCAACATAAAAAGAAACTGTCATAGTATTTGTATTAGAATTATTATAAAGGTTAGAACTAAGCTTACAGCTGTCTTCCAGGTTACCGGTTCTCCTAAGAACCAATTGGTGCATAGAATAAAGACTACTATGCCAACTGCAAAGGTTAGTAGTCTAGCCGGCCATGTTTGGCCATCAAATCCTTGATAGAGGTATCCAGTACCATACATAAAAGCTAAGCCGATTGGAACACCAAGAAGTGAAACTAGCATAGGATGATTCTTGCACCACTCAGATATAAATTGACCATTTACTTGGAACCAGGCTAAGGATTGTCCTACAACAAATAAGCTTAGTCCGAGTAGAATTAACATTGAACGTGTTTTATTTTCTTTCACCTAACAGTATGCTAGATGTGCGACTGCGACCGTTTGGTGCATCCATACCATAACCCCACACCCAGTAATCATCTTCCAGCTCATAGCCGTATACATCTACTGGGAAAGGACAAGATTGCTTTTTAAGTAGTACGCAAGTTTTTACTTCTCTAGCACCAAAAGACATTAAGGTTGTTTTTAGAAACTCCAAAGTTTTACCACTATCAGCAATGTCATCAAACAGCCATACAGTCTTTCCTTTTACCAGATTAGCGTCGGGCATTTTGTATACATTAAACTCTTTTTGCTCTTGTCCTTCATAAGATGAAATACCAATGTAATCAACAAACGGTTCAATGAGAGTGTACTTACATACATCTACAAAGAAGGGAACTGCACCTTGAAGGATAGGACAGAATACTATTTCATGCTCTACTTCAATTGTTTGTTCTTCGTAAAGATCGTTGATTGCGTTTGCGACACCGTATGCGATATCGTCAAGCTGGTCGGGTTGGAGAAGTATCTCCACTTTGCTTTGTGTCTCCATTTGTAACTAGATTAAATGCTTGTTCATAAACTTGCGCTCGGCTATGTGTATCGTATATTTTAGTACTTGTACTAAGTTCTGTAACCTTATCGAATACTAAATCCTGCACTCCTAGGTTGTAGGCTTTGTACATAATTTCATCTAAACGATCACTGCTATAGCACATGGTTTTAATATACAATTTATTACAACAATAACCTACGATCGTTAATCACGTTTAATTACGATACCAACATTGACATTCCATACAGCATTACTTGTGGTATTCTGTATTATTCGAATATTAAGAACATCACCAGCATTTACATCATACGCGACATCGTTAGTATACTCGGAGCTTATAAATGCACTTAAATCAAGTGCAGTAGCGATTTTGTCTACAAGAGTACTATTTTTCATTAAATCTAGATCGATTGTTGCAGTTTCGGGATCAGATGCGTAGGATGTTACCTGTGTATTAGTTACTGTACCAGTAAACGGCACAACTAAACCTATCCTAGCTACGTTAGTTATTGGCGCTGCAGGAAATCCACCTATATACAATATACTTCCGGAAGTAGTATTAGTAACCTCCGCGTGAAAGAATGTAAGAGTTGTTGTGTCTTTTTGGGTACCACCTCCACCATTAAGAGCATATGATGCTGTTACGGCATACGAAGAGCTTAGAGCACTGTTAGCTCTAGAAGCTGTTGTTGATAATGTGTTTGCTGTTGCATTAAATGCAAGTGCATTAGTATTAGAATCGACTCGTAGAACTCTTGTACCAGTAGTTCCGTCTGTAAAGGTAACATAATAAGGTCCTGTTCCAGAAGTTGTATCGGTAACAGATATTACAGAGGCTGTTTGCGAAAGGGAAGCAGAAACAGAAAGCGACGATGATGTTGCAAATGAAGCAGAAGTAACTGTTCCAGTAAACGAACCAGAAAACGATCCAGTTGCTATAAGGGTATCAGTACCGACACCACTTAGAGCATCGATTGCTCTTGTAATATGTTCTGCTTGTATGGTACCACCATTTGTGATGCCGGTTTTATTTATGACTGCCATGCGTTTTTAGTATAAATATTACTGTGTACGATCTTTATCATCCAACGCTCCACCGGTTACCCAAGCAGCGCAGCTGCGATTGCCAGCGCACTTAAAATGGAGAAAATTGCAGTAACCTAAGTCAGCTTTTTCGATTGTTGCCAAAGCGTCGGCATGCTTTTCCTTGCCTTGAATACCCTTTGCCATACAATCTCTCATTTTATCTGAAACATCAAAAGCAGCACAGTTACCACACTTCATGGTCTTTGCTGTGGCTTCACTAACCTTCCAATCTTTAGCAGCATCTTTCCAGTAAGAACCTGGTTCATCTGGATTGGCAGGACCATAGTGATACTTGTCAATCGCCTTCTGACGATTCTCCAAATTAAGATCAATGTCCTGCGTTGCTGCAGGACATTTGGTCTCAATTTCGATTAGTAAGTGGGTTAGCTTCACGCTTTAACGTCTAAGGACTCTATAAGAGTGTAAGTAAAAGAATTTCCATGGATTGCTTTTGCTTTGCGACAAATTGCCATAAACTCTTCAAAATCCTTCGCACGCTTAAATACCTGACATCCTTCTGACCAGTTTTCTACATAAGTTGAATCTGCTCCAGCTTTGTGAATGTTGATTCCGAACACTCCTTCTTGGATTGATTTTTCATCATACACCATATCTTTGTTTGGATCACGGAACACCTTAACTGGCTTATTCTGACCCAAAGCCTCATACTTTCCAGCATGCAAACGCATGATGTGTGAATTGATGTACTGGCCTTCAACTAGACGTGCAACACCTGCTTTATTGCCATATTGCATCACACCCTTTGTTCCTGGATCTGTTGTTGCTGGCCAACAATGAAAATGCTCTACCCCTTCAATAGTGTAGGTTAAGGTTAAATGATCATCAAATAGGTTAGTTACCTTTTGACCTGTAGAAGAGTTGCGTACTCCTATAATGTTGAGCATTAAGTCTTTACCTTCAAACCACTTATATCCTTTAGATGTTACTGCAGTTTTTACTTGAGCTGCTGTGTATTTAGTAGCAGCTGGTGGAGTTGAAGTAGCAGGTTTACTGTCTACAGTAATACCCATCTTAGCCAAAGATGCTGGCCCAACAATACCATCAGCCGTTAAGCCGTTTTTAGTTTGCCATGCTTTAACTGCTTCCTCTGTTTTGGGACCAAAATTTCCCACTTGTTCAATGCCTAAAAACGCTTGAATCTTTTTAACTGTTTCGTTGTTGTCTCCTCTTTTAAGTACCATAATTAATCTATTATTTTGCAAAATATAAATCAGCTTCTGCTGTTCTTCTTTTAACTAACCCCTGCAAAGTTTTACCTCCAGCTTTAACCCATTTCATAAATTCAACTCGAATAGTTTCATCTTCGGGATTAATGTTTACTTTTTTTAATAGCGTTGAGGACTTTAGATTAGCAGGTCCTAGGTTATAAACAAAGGACACTAATGCATCAAATTGATTTTGAGTAATTGTATCTACACAATAGCTGTCTACATATCTTTCAAAACTTCCCAACATACTTAAAAGGAGTTCTGTACCCATCTCTTCTGTAATAGGAGTATCGGCCATGGTAACTTTCTTTCCGTTAGGGTAAAACGTTGCACCATATCCAATCGTTGGAACACCTGCAGGGCACTTATAAGGTTTACTTCTAAAACCTTCAAATGATTTAATCAATTCTATTCCTTTAGAACCTGTCTTAGTTATTTTCATAATTAGCCTACTTCTTCTTCGTTAGTAACTTCTTCTTCTTTCTTTTCTTCTGCTTTCTTCTTTAATGACATTATCCTACCTGCTGTTGTAATACCAAAAGCACCTAACGTAAGAATCATAAATCCATCAAAGATAAATTCTTTAACCAATAACTCTTTACTAAAAACACCAGTTACTACGTCAACTAGCAACACAAATACCATCGCAAAAAAGGATATTACTCCAACAAATGCTTGCTCATTTATGCTGTTGTCATCTGAAATTAATTCTCTAAAAAACTTTTTCATACACTTTATTTTGTTTGTTTACTGCCTTCTTGAGTAGCATACTTGATACCCATAATTGTACCTACTATTGAAAAGGCATTTGTTAATAATACACTGAACATATTACTCCAAGTTGATCCTATTATTTGGGTATCTTGTCCGGTCATAATAGCAGCCCAGTACAGTACTGTTGTTACAACTCCTACTCCAACTATAACAGCTAATGCAACTCTAACAATTATTTTTATTAACTCACCCTGACTTTTTTTCATTATTATATCTAAATCATTCAAAGCTGCATTCTTTTCTATCTCTATTGAGTTTTTAAGCTTTTCAGAGTTGTCCAATTCTACTTGTAAATGATTTGTAAGATCCTCTACTCTCTTCTTATTGTTAACGCTGTCAGTAACATCTGTTGCAATTTTAACTACATCTGTGATGTTTCCTTTACTATCCATTACAGGATTATAAGATGCTTGCAAGTAAACAGTAGATCCGTCTACTTTCCTTCTCTCAAATATTCCATCAAAGAACTTTCCTTTTCTCAAACTTTCCCAAAACTTAGCATACTCATCAGACTTTGAATACTCGTAGCTAACAAAAACGCTGTGGTGTTTACCAATGACTTTATTTTTTTCATTGGCTTTATACCCCATAGTTTCTAAAAATATAGAATTTACATCCGTTATAAATCCATCAATATTAAAACTAATAAGAGCGGTGCTTCTATTGATTGCATCTATTCTTTTCTTACTATTGACAATTATACTAACGTCAGTAGCGATTTTCATGACTTTGGTTATTTTACCATCCTCATTAAAAATAGGATTATAAGTTGCTTGGAGATTGATGAGACTTCCATCCTTCTTTCTTCTCTCAAACTCCCCAGTATAGTGTTTACCGCTTCTTAATATGTCCCAAAACTTTTCGTATTCAAGCGATCTTGCATAATCTTCACATACAAAAATGCTATGGTGTTTACCAATGATATCATCGTGGTTACCTTTCCCAAAACCCATAGCTTCTAAGAAAATATCATTAACCCCTAATATAGTACCACTAAGGTCAAAGTAAATAATAGCATTACTTCTATTAATTGCTTCAAGTCTACTTAATAGTTCTTCTTTTGGTAGATTTTTCATATCTAAGTTGCATTCAGTGGATTCTAGTTGTTTTTTTCTGTAACCTTTACCTCTTCTAATACACCTTGGTTTACCTCTTCCGTTGAACTGTTTATTTGGGCTTTAATATAAATAGTTAGGCTTTATGAAGATGTGCCGCTAATTCACCACCAATTGCAGTTGCATGATTTAGTAAATCACCTAGATCTTCTGAATCGAGCTTAACTTTCTTTTTAGTAAAATCAATACCTAAAGTACCTATAAACTTATCGTCAATCGTCTTAATAGCAAATAAGTATCCGGATTTGCAGTTAGCCTCTTCTGCTATGTACTTTAGACCGTAGGTAGCTGTCGTTTCATCCTTATAATCGGCAATAGCAATTACATCATTCTCGAGAAGGTAGTTGATTGACTTGCTAAACAAACTCACTGGAATATTCTGAAAGTTAGATCGTATTGATCCAACACCACTACCAACAGTCTCATATACTGCACTAAACTTCGCTATTGATTTGCCGGTTGGATAGAAATGCCCACCATTATGAAATTGAGTTATCCAAACCCTATCTGCATGGAATTGCTCTTTGATTCTATCTACCTTAAGCATTACTCGCTCACTGAGTTCTAAAGTGTCGGTAATCATATCGACCTTCTTCTTTCGCTTATCATATAATTGCTTTACCGTTATTACTAAAACGGGACCTAATACTCCCGTAATAAATGCTGCTATGATTGTTGCTATTCCAGTTGTTGCCATTAGTATTTGTTTATTCTTTTGAAAGCTATAAGGTTAGTTGGTTTTACGATAAATTCATTCCATAAAGACGTAGCGCCACCTACACACTCTTCAGGATCAAGGCATAGATTAGATCCACCCCCAGGATAAGCTAAGCGCTCCATATTGATTGCTCTATTACCACAGTCAGTAACATAGCTCTTTACGTCACTCTTAAAGGCAGCACATAAGTTCCCTTCCAGCTTTAGAAGCACATTACTTTCCTTTCGGAAAAAGGGCTTCCACTGCTTAGTAAATGTGCTGATTGCGTAAGCATGTTTGTTGTTTATACTGTCCTGTAAATTAAGCAATCCCTGCTCTGTAGTCCAGTGCATAGTGGTCACTTTTAAGTCTGTTCGTCCGTACACTAGTGAAGTGAATACATCGTCAATAAGTACGTAAGGTTCGATATCACCGCGAGAATAGAAGTAAGCTATTTTGATGTCTTTTAGGTAACTAGTATCACGCTCATCGTTGTAGAAGTAGGAATGAAACTCCCTCTCTAAGCCCCACACTTTGTGGTTAACAAAGTCTTCAATGAAGTCTAAAACATTGCGTTGAGTTAGTAAATCCCAGCGCTGTACTTCGGTGTGAAGTAGGAAGCCAAACCAGCGATTAACAAGCTGTGCGAGCTTAGGATCTGAGTCCAATTGACCACCCCTAGTATCCGCTCCGTTTTTCTGGATTGCAAGGAACTGCTTAGCAATCTGTTCCCACTCTTTAATAGTGGCAAAGCATGATTCTGGGTGAACGTATCCTCTTATTTCCATTGCTTATAAATAGCTATTCTCAAAAAGAAACCACTCCAGGTAGCGACACTTAGAGTGGTTTTTTAGCCGAAGCTATACGGTCCTAAGCCGTTTTTTTATGCTTTAGGTACGTTGGGCATACCTACAAGTACTTTGGTTTTTACTGGTCCCATCGTCAACTTTCTATCATAGCTTCCGTCGGGATTCATCTTAATCTCTTTACCGAGAACTCTACGAATAGCATCCTCATCACTAACAAAAGGCATGCCCATTTTTTGAGCTAAATCTTTATCTAATTCGGCATAGAATCCACGAGTCTTCATGAGGTTTATCATGCGAACAATACCAACCTTCTTTGCAGCACTAGAGCCATCTTGACCAAATACAGTCACCTTTACTCCACCCCGAGAACGCTTTCCACCTAATACAGAATCCATCTCAGGATCAGTGTCAACATCGTTAGCAATCCAAAAATCTAAATCTGATTTTTTAATATCCTCTGCATCTTTGTATTCGAAGTTTCCCCCCTTAGCAGCGTACGCTGACACAATGAGATCGACAATCTCATCTGCGTACTTTTTAACTGCATCCTTAGGTAGTTGTATCCATTTGTTTTTACCAAAATCATCTCCAAAGGATTCGCCTAAAAGGTCTTTTAACTTTATCATACTGTTAATTTTTGATTTGAAGTTTGGAAGTTTTTCTTGCGCATTATTGTCTTAGACATGAGCTCTAGTTGCTGTAATCTTGGGTTGTATTGTAGCACGAAAGGTATGTTAATGTCCTTCTGCATATCGACAATTACAGCCTCTGCATCACGTCCTAATTGCGCAATTTTCTTGCCATGCTTCTCGTAGGTTTTCTGAAACATATCGATTAACTCAGCGTCAGAAATTGGTTTTAAGTTGCGGGGATCATTCACTCGTTTGAAGAAGTGTCCGGAGAATTCTACATCGATTCCTACGGCAGCAAATAACTTATCGGCGTACTGCTCTAGGGACATTAGCTGCGCTTGAGTCACCGTTTCAATCAACAAATCATATAGCTTTATCATGAGAATTTTCTAAGTTTATCCTTGTTAGATAGAGCCCAATCCTTCCATGTTTTCTTTACTGTAGGCCAGCTAGTTCCATACAAATCAAACGTAGATTTGTAGTCATTATAGTAGTCTTCAAGTGCTTGATCAAAGGTCATTTTGCTAACTTTAGCACGTTTCAAAAGACCCTTCACATAGGCTGGAACCTCTCTATTACTGGTTAGATATAGAAAGTGATTAGGTGCTTGAGGAGCCTCTTCCGGATAAGCCAATGGTTCATCGTATCGATTGGAAACAATGTAAAATTCCTCAAAGTTTTGCTGTCCAACATGCTCAAACTCATGCTCTACAGTTTCCTTAACTTCCGCCACAAATGCGTTCATTGCTTTAGGAAAAGCGCTAGGATTGTATTCAATAGTCATCTCCAATGCATCTTCATCCTTCTTAACAAAAGTTCTAGGTCCATACCCTGCAGCAATAGAGAATGCATGCTCTTGATTTGGTCGCTTGATAAACCTAATATCAACAAGCATATCAGCGGTCTCATCGCCTCGTGAGTATTCAAAGGTAGCCTTGAATCTAGCAGTTCCACTTTTGAATGCGTTAACAATGTCACGTGATAGCCTGAGTACATACTCTTCTCGAGACTGCTCTTCACCAGTCACTATCTCCATTAATTGTTTTAACTTTATCATATGCATAGAAAGAAAGGCTCTCGTTACAAGAACCTTTCATATAAATAGTACTTAAATATCTATTTTCGTTTCGATCTATTAACAGCTACAAGAGTAATAATACCAATTACTGCAAGAACTACAAGCACGAGAGTTAGTGGGATCCACAGCGGTGAAGTAACCCACCACCAAGACCAGTATTGAACTGGACCAACCTCAGCTAGTTTAAGTGTTAAAAATATCAAGAACAATACCGTTCCTAATCCAATTCCATTTGATGTGTTTTTCTCTCTTGACATAACTTTTATTTTTGTGTGTTTTTTTCTTTATTATATTTCTCTAATCTAGCAGCGATCTTTCTGTTAATCTCGTTGTAAGCTGGCTCACTATCCTTCTGTTTCTTCTTTGCCATTGTTGCGCTTTTCTTGTCTCTTATCGAGGATCTCAGCTCCCCATCTCATCAACGCTATTGTACTAATTACAAAATACAAATAGACAAAATTTCCGATCATTTCATTACTCATAACTCTCGATTATTGGTTTAACAAATTAACAGGTCTAATAACTAGATTCAATACTGAATGTCCATGGTAGTTTTTACCAATAAACTTCTTAGCTTCAAGTAATCCGTTTGACAACTCACTAACTAACTCAGCAGCAGCAAGACTATCAAATATCTTACCGGAAGGATTGTACATGATGTAATACAACTTGGTTCGGTAACTAGTCTTCTTACGTGGCTCTGAATAGGTCTGAGCCCAGTCAACTCCTTGAACTCTTAAAGCTCTGTTGATCTTTCTGATCATCTTAAAATACTCTTGTTTTTTCATATCTCTCATTTATACCTAAAGGTCGTTACTTAATTCCAACGGTGCAACTTTTTAGCGATATAAAACCACCATTGTACCAAAATATCTGTCGAATGTACTCACTAAGTTTTCGTAATCACCTAGCGTCATCTCCTTATGCACTTGAGCTTTGTCAAGTTCAAACTTGTTACACAAATCACTAGCAAGACCTAACAAGTAAAACGCGTTTCCTT